AGTATTACGACACTGACTATTACGAGCTAATGAAAATCTTAAATGCCAAAGAGGAAGAAGATAGAATGGTTGACCCAACATCTTTACTCTAAATATTTAAGGAAAGGAGGAAAAATAATACATGGCAAAAGTACAAGCTACCATGTCCACGGAAATCGCCTTAGACACGCTTCAAGCAGCTAACTCGATTAAGCGGTTAACTCAGTTAGTCAATAGCTCTACGAACGCATGGAAGGCACAAGAAAGCCAAATGCGTAGTGCTGGTGACTATTTGGGAGCGGCGCAAGCTAAGTACGATGGTTTGGGTAATGCTATTCAAAACCAACAACATAAGATTGAGAAACTGAAACAAGAGCAGTCTCAACTTAAGGGTAGCACCGCTGAAACCGCTGAACAGTATCTAAAATACCAACAACAGATTGACCAAGCGGACTACTCGTCTGGCATCGTTGGAAAGTCAACAAAGGCAAGCTAAAAGCAGTCTGGACTATCATAGGTCTGGGCTTGCTGAATTGCAAAGAGAGTACAAACTACAAAACGAAACTTCCGATGTTTATATCAAGCGTTTGAAAGCTGAAGGCAAGGAAGATGAAGCTAGGCAAGAACAACTCAAGCAATACAAGGGTTCGATTACTAACTTAAACAAGCAGTACGAGACCCAAAAAGAAATGCTTGAGCGTGTCGCTCGCCAATCTGGCAAAACCTCTGAAGAATACCTCGTTCAACGTAGACGTTTGGATGAAACGGCTACTAGTTTAGCCCATGCTCGTAATGCTGCCGATAGGTTGAATGATGAGATTGAGCAAAGCCAACGTTCTAGCTCACTTATCGGACGGTTGAAAGAGAGCTTTAAGCGATTAGGTAGTGAAGTTAGTGAGACTGAAACGAAAACCTCACGCTTAAAAGGTATCTTCGGGGCTACGTTTGCAGCTAACTTAATCAGCAACGGTTTCCAAAACGCATTGGGAGCTATCAAGGGTAAGTTTGACGAAATCGCACAGTCTAGTGCTGAATACGTTAAATACCAACAAACCATGAATGCCACTTGGCTAACTTTAACAGGTAACGCTGAAGAAGGTAAGAAAATGGTTGATATGACCAACCAAATGGCACAAGCAGCGGCTAACTCAACCGAAATGGTTGACGGTATGAACCAGAAATTCTATGCCGTTACTCACAATACCGAGTTGACCAAGCAACAAACACAAGCCATTCTTACCTTGCAAGATGCGTTTGGTCAGACCGATGCAGCCGTTGAGAATTTCGCTACTCAATGGGCTCAAATGATTGCCAATGGTAAGGTTCAAGGGCAAGACATGATGTCTATTATCAATGTCTTTCCGGAAATGAAAAACCAACTTAAAGAAGTGGCTGCACAAGAATTGGGCATTGCTGACATGACCCAAGAGAAATATGCCGAACTTCAAAAAGATGGTAAGATTACCTCTGAAATGGCGCAGAAAGCCTTGTTTGAGTTGCAAGACAAATACAAGGATGCCACGGCTAACTTCTCAACCACTATCGGTGGTCTTGAAAGAACTATCCAGTCTCGTATGCCGGCAGTGGTTGCAGCGTTCCGTGACCCAATCGATAAAATGAAAAACCCATTCTTGCAACAGATTGGTAATTGGGTTGCTGATCCTAACACTGAAACTAAATTTAAAGATTTAGGGGAGCATGTTTCCAAAGGTCTAGGAACTATCATGGACGCATTCTCTAAAGTATTTAATCTCGGTGACGGTACAGATAAACTTAATGGCTTAATGGACGGTCTCAATAAGTTTGTCGATAATCTGAGCAAGAGCATCGCTAACAACGCCCCTAAAATTGTAGCTTTCTTCAAGGAAACCAAAGACAGTTTAGGTGCAGTTTTTAGCATTGGTAAAGACTTTGCTGGTGGTGTTTGGGAAGTCGCCGTCGATATGATTAAAGGCGTCGCTGGTGCGTTTAACCTCATGACTGGCAATGGTAAGAAGGCTAAAGGACCAGTAACATCATTGTCCAAGGCTTTGGGCGGTATTGCCGAGCATAAGACGGCTATTAAAACAGTCGGCTCTTTGTTTGCTGCTTATTTTGTAGGTTCTAAGGTTGCTCTCGGTATTACGGCAGTGGTCAAAGGTATCCACGCATGGCGAACTGCGACAGTCGGAATGACAGCAGCACAAAAATTATTGAACCTAGCCCTTGCATCTAACCCTATTGGGTTGATTGTTACTGCCGTAACGCTAGCTATTACTTCATTAGTGCTACTCTACAAGCACAATAAGAAATTCAAAGAGTTTGTCGATAATATGTTCAAGGCTGCAAAAAAAGCCTTTGATAAAATCTTCAAAGTCACAAAAGAAATCTTTGGCAAAATCATTGATTTCTTCAAAAAGGACTGGAAACAAGTCCTTTTATTTATTGCCAATCCTATTGCTGGGGCTTTTGCTTTAATTTACAAGCATAATAAGAAATTTAAGAAATTCGTTGATGGCATTGTTAAAAATATCAAAGACGGTTTTTCTAATGCTGGCAAGTGGCTTGGTAAGACATGGGATGGCATGAAGAAAACTTGGACGGGTGCGATGGACTCAATGACCAAGAGCACCAAGAAAGGTTTTGAAAAGACCAAGACTTACTTCACTGGTGGTGAGAAAGGTATTAAAGCCTTTACCAATACTGCTAAGAAGTTGCTTGTAATCTCTAATCCAGTAGTCGCTGGGTTTGAGTTGATGTACAAGCATAACAAACCGTTTAAGAAGTTTGTCGATAGCACTGTGGACCATGTTAAAGATATGGCTAAAGGCGTTGCAAAACACATGAGTAACCTTAAGAAAGATTGGGGCGAAAAGTGGGACAATGTCAAGAAGTTCGCATCTAAAACATGGGAGAACATCAAGGGCAATGCTACGGAAGCAATGACTGCTCTTGGTAAGGATATTGACAAGCACCATAAGGGCATCAATAAGAACTGGTTTGATGGTTGGGAAAACTCTAAAAAATTCCTATCAAAAAAATGGGATGAAATCGGAGCGTTAACACAAGAGAAGTTTGGTGTTAATATTACCAAGCTAATCACGGACGCCTTAACCAATATTGGTAATTTCTTCAAGAACACTTGGGATAACGTTAAAAAAGGCTTTGGCGAAATGTGGGACGGCATGAAGAAACTTGCCGGTGATGGTATTAATGCTGTCATTGCCTTGCCAAACGCTGGTATTGACGGTATTAACAAACTGATTTCTGATTTCGGTGGTAGTAAAGAAGCTATCTCTAAAATTCCGAAAGTTAAGTTTGCCGGCGGTACCGGTATGTTTAGCTCATACCGAAACCCAATCACCAAGCCTACGTTAGCTACTCTTAACGACGGCTACGATAGCCCAGAAACCAACAACCAAGAGATGGTAATCTTGCCTAACGGTAAGTCATTCTTACCACAAGGTCGCAACGTTGAATACCTCTTGCCAGCTGGTTCGGAAGTCATCAATGCTAGTGAACTGGCCATGCTTATGGGTGTTGAGCGTGGAGCGTTTGCCAAAGGAACTGGTTTCTGGTCTAAAATCTGGGATACGGCTACTAATGTAGCTGGCTCAGTGTGGGACACAATGAAAAACGGTGTCGATAAATTCATGAAAATGATTGAGTTTGTCACCGACGTTGTTAAAGACCCCGTTGGATCATTGGCTAAGAAATTCAGCCCTAATGCTGACAAGTTAGCTGGTGTGTTTAACCCCCTCGGTAATGCTTTGTATAAGAAACCAGTCGAAGAAGCTAAGAACTGGTGGAAAGAACTTTGGTCTATGGCTAATGCCTCAATGGATGAAGGCACTGTGGCTATGGGTGCTAAAGGTGATGATTACCGTTTCAAAGACAAAGCTAAAGACGCTGGTGCTGACCCGTGGGGTTACTTCTATCGTGAGTGTGTATCCTTCGTTGCCAGCCGTTTGGCTAACCTTGGTGTTAAACCTAGCTTGTTTAGTCACCTCGGTAATGGTAACCAATGGATTTCTGCCAGCGTGCCGCACTTAAGCAGACCTAAACCGGGGACGGTAGCGGTCTATACTGGTGGTCCAGTATCAAGCAACCACGTTGACTTTGTCACTGCCGTACATGGCGATACTTATGACGGTGAAGAATACAACTACGGCGGTAATGGTCAGTATCACCAATACGCTGGCCGTCACATCTCTAACGCTGCTACCTTCCTTGACTTTGGGGTGCGTGATAGTGGTGGTGGCGGTGAAGACAATAGCAAACCACTTAAAGACCGCAATAGTCCACTTCAAACCTTGATTAAACGTCAAGTCGGTGGCATGTTCGACTGGATTAAGAAAACCCTTGGTCCATTGCTCAGCCCTGCGGGTGGTGGTGAAGATGGCCCTCAAGGTACTGGCGTAGCAAGATGGCGTGAATCAGTAGTTAGAGCATTGAATGCAAACGGCATTGAGCCTAATGACTTCCGTGTGTCTAAGATTTTGGCGACAATCCAGCGTGAATCTGGTGGTGACCCTAACGTCCAAAACAATTGGGATAGTAACGCCAGAGCTGGTACACCATCTATTGGTTTGATGCAGACCATTGGCCCAACATTTAACGCTTACAAACACCCTGGACACAACAACATCCGTAATGGTTATGATAACTTGCTTGCTGCGATCAACTACATCAAGCATCGTTATGGTACATCGGATGCAGCCTTTAACCGTGTCGCAGCCTATGGCTATGCTAACGGTGGTCTAGTCCACAAAAGCGGTGTTTATGAGCTAGCTGAAGGCGATATGCCAGAATATGTTATTCCGACGGATATCGCTAAACGTGGTAGAGCGTGGCAACTACTTACTGAAGCAGTGGCTCGTTTTGCTGGTGATGCCCCACAAGGCAATCACGATAATACTTCAGACCGTGAGCGTGTTTCTGTTCTCGAAGATAAATTGGATGTCATGATTGGTTTGCTAAGTCAATTAGTAACTAATGGCTCTAACCCAATCGAGATCAGGAATGTCATTGATGGTAGAAGTGTGTCGAACGGTCTCGCACCGTTCATGACAAAAGCAACAAACGATTATGAACGCCGGCAGGCGTTGCTAGGAGGTAGCATTATTTGATAGGAATGTCAGTAACTTATGACGGTAAGAACTTAACCGAATTATTCAATGAAGGGCGAGGGCGTACCGTTCCAGTGGATGTCACGAAAAATGTGGCATCGAATTTCAACAACAACTATCAAGACCAAGGGCGTAGACGCTACGGCCAGCAATTCCTATATAGCACCTTGTCCGTCAAGCAAATTCAAGTATCGTTTACCCTAGTCGGAAACTACGACTACTTTAATACTATCGCTGAAACGCTGGGCGGTTATCTCAACGTAGACAAGCCTAAACCTTTGATTTTTGGTGATGAGCCTAACAAGGTTTGGGAAGCTATCCCGTCTGGTCAAGCGTCGTTAGCAGTCGATAAGAACACTGCACCTATCACCGCAACAGTAACAGTCACGTTCGACGTGCCGAAAAGTTACGGTGAGAACAAGGCACAAGCCCTAGTAAGTAGCGATGGCGAAACCAAGTACGGTAGTATTAAGAAAGTCTCTACTGGTCACTACAAGGCGACTCTAAAGAACTTTGGTACGGCTGAAACCTACCCAGATATTAAGCTGAAGTTTAACTCAGATAATGGATGGGTTGGGATTGTGAAGTCTTCTAGCGAAAGCTACGAGATTGGCAATCCAAATGAAGCTGACACTCGGACAGTCAAGCAGTCTGAAATTTTGTTCGACTATGTTTCAAATAACTGGATTACCAACGGTTTTGCGGTTGGTGCTAAAAATCAAGGGCGTTTCAACGACGATAGCCACTCACTCAATGGCACACTTGCGATTGATAACACTTGGGGTAGACCACACATCGCTTTGACAAATCAAGGCACTGGAGATAAATACCTACGAGGTGGTTCGTTGACTTGGGAAATTCCGGCAGATAGTAATGGTCAAAAAGGCTCGCTGTATGAGTATTTTTGGTGGCGACAAATCTTGTGTGCCACTGCCGCAAACCAGTTTGGGTTTATTAAAATATCGGTAACTGATGCAACTGGGGCTTTCTTGTACGGGACAGAAACATACAAACATACAAATGGATTTGACAGTTATCACAATTTCTTGGCAAGCGACGGGCATGGCGGTTATAGAATTTTGGATAAAAAACATTTTTATGCAACAGATATCGCTACATCAAATCCGTTTTACAATTCAGGGGGGTGGTCAGATATTCAGCGGTTCGACGATATCGTCCAGTTTTACTGGTGGGGTTCTTATCCGAGGTATCGAATCCCGGAAATAAAAGGCAAGAAATCCGCCAAAATAAATATTGGGATTTTTGGCATAAACGGCTGGCCGTTGATCCCACACTTGTATCTGGATAGTTTCGTTTATGCGAAACATCACGTAGAAAAGGAAGAAGATATCCCTAATCGTTTCCGCAAGGGTTCTATCCTTGAAATTGATATGGCTAAAGGTAAAACTTACGTTGATAATCTGCCTGCTCTTAATGAGCTAACTTACTTGTCCGAGCCGTTTAGCATTGGCATTGGTGAAACTGAAATCGACATCTACACATCAAGTTGGGTAAGAACTGACCCAACTATTGAAATTACTTGGAAGGAGCGTTATGTTTAATGCAAATTTGGATTCATGACAAGAACATGCGGAAAGTGTGCGCGTTGAATAATAACGTTCCTGGCATGTTGCCATACTCAAACAGTCAATGGCACACTTATCTTGAATACGCAACTAGTACATTCGATTTCATAATTCCTAAAATTGTAGACGGGAAGCTACATGACGATGTTAAATACATCAATGATGATATGCTTGTTTCGTTTTACTACGATAACACTTACCATGTTTTTTATGTATCGCAATTAATCGAAAATGATACGAGTTTTCAAGTTACGTGTAACAACACCAATCTTGAATTAGCACAAGAAGGGGCAATTCCTTACAAGAGTGACAATGCACAGACACTAGCTTGGTATCTGAACGACATGGGTTATCTTGGTTTTGCGAATATGGAAATCGGTGTCAATGAAGTCTCAGATAAAACTCGAAAAGTTGAGTTTGAAGCACAAGATACACGATTGGCACAGTTACGAAGTTTGATGTCTAAGTTTGATGCTGAAATGGCGTTTCGAACCGAGTTAAACAGAGATGGTACTTTGAAACGATTCATCATTGATATCTACCAGCAACCAGACGAAAATCATCACGGCATTGGTAAAGTTAGGGGAGATGTAGTCCTCTACTTCCAAAATGAATTGAAAGGTGTGCAAGTCACTAGCGACAAAACGCAACTTTTCAATGCTGGTAATTTTGTTGGGCAAGATGGTGTTAACCTTAACGATGTTGAGTTTGAGGAGAAAAATGAGTTAGGACAAGTAGAGTTTTACTCAAAACGTGGGAATAGCTTAGTGTTTGCCCCGCTGTCTAGGGAACGTTACCCATCTACCATGAATCCGGGCAATGCAGATAACTGGACACGCAAGGACTTCGAGACAGAATACAAGGACGTTAACGCTTTAAAAGGTTACGCCTTGCGTACTATCAAGCAGTACGCTTATCCACTTATGACCTACACCGTAGATGTCCACTCTAGTTTTATGGAGAACTACAAAGATGTTAATTTAGGTGATACCGTCAAAATTATTAATAATAATTTTAGAGGTGGGTTAGCTCTCGAAGCTCGTGTCACTGAAATGGTTGTTAGTTTCGACATGCCACTTAATAACTCAGTTGTGTTTTCGAATTACCGTAAAATTGTGAACAAGCCATCGTCTGACTTGCAACAACGGATTGATGAAATCGCAGCAAAAGCCTTACCCTACCGTGTCGAGATCACAACCACAAACGGAACGGCATTTAAAAACGGTGTCGGTCGCTCGACCGTTCGACCAGTCTTGAAACAAGGCGATAAAACTGTTAACGCTACATGGCGTTTCGTAATCGACGGTGCTATTAAGTATGTGGGCGCGACCTATGACATGATAGCATCTCAGATTACCCAACCAACCGCCTTAACGGTTTCAGCATGGGTAGATAATAAGGAAGTAGCTTCAGAGGAAGTTACTTTTTTAAATGTCTCAGACGGTAGAAACGGTGCGAAAGGCGACCCCGGACCTAAAGGGGATAAAGGTGAGCAAGGTCCACAAGGCGTTAAGGGTGAGACTGGTGCGAAAGGTGATAGGGGCGAAAAAGGTGATAGGGGTTTGCAAGGACCACAAGGACTAACCGGTTCTGTCGGCCCTCAAGGCTTGCAAGGCCCGAAGGGTGATCAAGGGATTCCCGGCGTTAAGGGTGCTGATGGTAAAACACAGTACACTCACATTGCCTACGCTGACACCGTTTCTGGTGGTGGATTTAGTCAAACAGACACTAACAAACCATTCATTGGTATGTATCAAAATTTCAATACTGCCGATAGCCGTAATCCGCAAGATTACCGCTGGAGCAAGTGGAAGGGTAGCGATGGCCGGGATGGCATTCCGGGTAAAGCTGGGGCAGATGGAAGAACGCCTTACGTCCACTTTGCCTATGCCGATAGCGCCGATGGTCGAACTGGTTTCAGTCTGACGCAAGACGGCACCAAGCGTTTTCTAGGGATATGTACTAACTTTGATAAAGCAAATAGCACTAATCCAGCTGATTACTCTTGGAATGACACGGCTGGTAGTGTCTCGGTCGGTGGTCGGAATCTCTTAAAAGGTTCGAAGGGGCCTTTTAAGCCGGACAGAAAACCAACGAATTTCGATAATAATGTTTTGTACAAAAACGAAACTTCTGTCTATTTAGAGCAAAACCAAAAGTATCTCATCAGTGCGAAATCGGACGGTAATTTTACTGCCCTGCACAACGCAAATGTTGAGAGCGACAATGTGACGCTTTGGTTGATTGATGATAAATACCAAAATTATCAGATTGTATCTGATTTAAAAACAGGTACTACAGGAACGCTAGTTACTTGGAATAAACCGACAGGAAATTATCATCTACGGGTCAATACATATCACAAAACGGCTAGCAAATCTGTTTGGGAAGTAAAAATCGAAAAAGGAACAGTCAAAACGGACTGGACCCCTGCGATTGAAGATGTACAGGATGACATCGATTCCAAAGCCGACCAAGTTTTGACACAAGCACAGCTCAATAAGCTCAACGAAGTTAATTCAGTGGTACAAGCCGAGCTTGAGGCTAAAGCCTCCCTCGATACGCTCAACCAATGGGTGAAAGCCTACCAAGATTTCGTGAATGCAAATAACGCCAACCGAGCACAAGCTGAAAAGAATCTTGCGGATGCCAGTGCCCGTGTTGCAAAACTTGAGAATAACTTGAATGATATGTCAGAGCGCTGGAACTTCATCGACAGCTACATGACTTCATCAAATGAAGGGCTTGTTATCGGTAAAACCGATAACTCTAGCTCTATGTTGTTCAGCCCAAATGGACGCATTTCAATGTTCTCGGCTGGTAATGAGGTCATGTACATTTCACAAGGTGTGATCCACATCGAAAATGGTATCTTCTCAAAAACCATCCAGATTGGTCGCTATCGAGAAGAGCAGGATTTCATCAATCCTGACAGGAATGTCATTAGATACGTGGGAGGTAGTTAATCATGGTAGAATTTTGGTCAAATAATGACCGTGGATATCGCATTAGGCTGTGGATTGACCAAGTTGGACAGAATATCCAAACCAATACAAGTGATGTCCGTATTCGATTAGCATTGCTGAATCAAGGGTGGACATTTGCAAGCTATCAATGTTCTGGTTACGTCGATGGTTTTGGGCAACGAATTGACTACTCTGGTAGCCTAGCGATGCTTAACCGAAACTCAGAAATACAGTTGATTGACCGCACAATTACTGTCCGCCATGCTGACGATGGGTCTGGTGCCTTCGGTGTGCGTGCGCATTTCAACGGATCGGGTGGATACAGCCCTGGAAACCTAGACATCGGCAATCAAGGCATAACGCTGACAACTATCCCAAGAGGAAGTTCGGTGAGCGTTCCAGAGGGATTCATTGGCAATCAAGTAGATATCACTATCGACAGGAAATTAGCTGGCGCTACGCACACACTGCGCTATTTTTGGGGTAACAAGCAAGGTAAAATTGCTGACAATGTTGGGACATCGTTTAAGTGGACAATCCCAGCGGATTTTGCCAACGACATACCAGATGCAATAACTGGCCGAGGCACTATATATGTTGATACCTATGTAGACGGCAAATTGATTCAAACGCAGTCAACAACACTAACAGCAAGCGTTGTTACGAACAACTTGAAGCCTTCGTTCACTGGTTTTACTTTGACAGACACGAATGCGACGACTCAAAGGATAATTCCAGAGCCAACACATTTCGTGTCCATAATGTCACTTGTGAAGGTCGTTTTCAACGGGGCGCAAGCAAAGAATGGAGCTACAATAGCTGGGTACTACGCTGAAATTGTTGGTGCTAGCAATTCTGTATCTACGAACGGCGGGATATTCCGTGAGGTTGCTGTAAACAAAGACACTCAAATGACCTTGAGAGGGAGAGTTCAAGACTCTCGTG